TTTTCTGCCTCCTTAAAAACCATCGCACATTTTATCGTATTTTTCGCACATACCACATGGCAACATGTATTTGCATGTTGTGCGAACCTCCACATGCGCATGAATCAACGCCGTGCGCAAATCTTTCTCCGCCTGCCTTAATTGTTCCTCGGTCATTTTATCCGCAGGAATTTCGTGCCAATCATTCATTGTCTGCCTCCTTTTCTGCCAAAAAGCACCATCCCTCGGGATCCGTCTTAACATAACCATTGCCCCACTTGGTGCATGCCTCGTGTCCTGTGATTATCGGAACGCCCGGGCAAGCCTCGGTGAATACATCCTCCAAATAGTATTTGCAATGCTTGCACTTGATTAATTCCGTGGGGACCATCTCAATTGATGCCAATTTTGGTTTGTATTCGAACACCATACCATCGGGAATATCAATTCTTGCCATTGTCTGCCTCCTTTCTCATTGGTACTAAATATCCATCGGGTAAACAATCAAATAAATGTTGTAATGCATTATATGAATTAATCTGCATTGTTACCAATGGATTTTGATTGCATGTTTTCAATTCGCGTATAGCATCATTAATCGATGCTTGTATTTCATCCCGCAACCTTGGCGTTAATGGTTTATATATCGTTGCCATTTTCTGCCTCCTTTTCGGGATCCAATACATCCCGTGCGCCTTTTATTATTGTTTCTGCCATCTGCAATTCGCTTGCCAAATAATAGCATGCCGATGCAAGAATCATATTTAACACCATGGAGGCAACAAAAAATATATAAATCATGCATTGCCCTCATTTAACAAATCATCAAATGTTATTTGTTCCGATTCTTCTTTGTCGGTCAAACACCGGGGATTTTTCCATAATATGCGATAACCGCAATTCCAACAAAAGTTATCCACGATGTCCTTTAATGTGGATCCGCAATGCCCGCAGGAATAATAATCATGTTTGCGGCCATATACGCCTTTGTGGAATTTCGGTTTTGCGCCAACATATGCATCAACGGCGTATTGCTTTTGTGGTTCCGATATTACCGATGGTGCCAAATCGATTAATCCGCAATATGCTCCCTTTTGGTATTTGCATGAATCACATTCACAAATACACCGCGCCTTGAATTCCTCGCGCAATCCGTTGGCATCAATCAAGCGAATTATACTCATGCCAAATATGCCTCCAATTCTGCCGCCTGCCATCTGTCCAATTCGATGGTTTCTCGCTCGTAGTGATTGCCGTTCTCGGTGATGCCGCCGCCGATAAAGATAAACGCAGGAACCAACGAATATTCCTCGCCATCATCGTGTTCATCGTAACCGATACGGCACGGGATCCATTCGCCGTTGCGCTCAATCTCGCCGAATGCGATGTGGTCGCATATGCCCGTGTGTGCCTTTATCATTCCTGTTCGCCTAACATTTAACATTGTAATGCCCTCCTTAAACCTGTCCGTAATAAACAAAAACCGTGGATCCATACTCGTATGGGTCCTTGTACTTATTGAACAACCCAACATGCCGCATCAACCATGCATCTGCCTTGGCGGCCTGCGCCTTTGTCATTCCGCCATCGGCCGTGGTAAATTCACCCTCCACATACATATCCACCTCATGCAACACCATCCACCACACATCCGCAAATGAATCGATGCAATCATCTAATGCGGCGCAGGAATAAACGCGCAACCGCTTTAATTCCTTTATGGCCTGCCTGCAATCCTCCGGGATCCGCTTTTCAAATTCGTTTCTAATGCTCATTGTGTGCCTCCTTAAGATTCAAAAAGATAAAACAATTTCATTGCCCCGGATTTGGAAACATCCACGCAATTTCCGTCCCTGTCGTACACGGAAAAATACATGTTGCCGTGATAAATCAACGCGCAACCATCGGGCACGAACGCCATGCCCGACTTGATTGCCACATCAACCTTTTTGATAAACTGTGCCTTTGTCATTGTGATGCCCTCCTTGATAAATCGTATTGATTAACTATGTGTAGTATAGCATATATACATAGAAATGCAATACCCAATTTCAATGTTTTTTCAAAAGGCATAAAAATCCCCACGGCGTGCGGTCCGCAGGGATTTAGTGAGTATATATCGGGGGTCATTGAATGGAAAGTAACCGCCGCACCGATTCTTTATTTGATAAATGAGGCAAACACGAATCCCGTTCCATCTGCCAATTCGTACCAATCGCCCTGTTTCTCGCCCTTGATGGCAACCTTGGAACCCTTGGGCACTAAACGAACAACCGGGGCATTAAGTGATGCCGTCTTGCGGACACGCAGGGGATCCCGATTCGTGGCAACGGTTCCCGTCCACACGGATGTGTTTTCCTCGGGCCTGTGGATTTTCTGCCCAACGCGGATTAAATCGGGATTGAGGATGCCGTTGTCCTTTGCAATCACGGAAACGGGCACGCCCCACATATTGGCAATCTTGGTCAACGTATCGCCTGCCTTTACGATGTAGAAAACATCATCCGCAGGATCCGAAGATGCCGAAGATTCCGAAGATTCCGCAGGATCCGCAGGAACGGTGGCGGATTCGTACTCAATCCCGGGAATCTTGAACCATTCTTCCCACGCCGTATCCTTGATGCCATCCTCAATTACGCCGTAATTAAAACCCTTGGCCTGCACAACCTTGCCATCGCCGATGTAAACGCCAACGTGGTTGTTCTTCCACAATCCCAATCCGGGGATTTCGGGGATGGATCCGATGGGGCCTTTTTCGGTTGCCCGGGAATGCATCACGTTTGCGGACATGTCGAAATCTTTATTATATATCGGAGGCATCGGCATGCCGTCAACATCGGGTTCCTTGGTCATTAGATAATCCTTGATTAATCCGCCGCAATCCATTACACGCTTGCCGTAATCGCCGCGTTCCTTGGCCTGCGCGATGCGCTTGCCCGAGAATTGGGATGGATACCTCTTGGCGCAGGATTCAAGCAATTTGGGATTGCCAATCTGCCCGTATGTTCCGAACCAATACGCCTGCCCCACCATCTTTTTTACGAATTTTACCAACCCGGTGTTAGTTTTCTTAGACATTTGTACTCTCCTTTAGTTCGTCAATGCGTTTCCACATTGTGGCTTGCTCCTTTTCCACCAATGTAATGCGTGTATCAATGGCGTTTACATTCTGCGACAATGATTTAACATCCGCCTTGATGTCGTTTGTGGTGGAATTGATGTTCTTGGTCATTAAGGACAATTCCAAAAGGGATTTCGTCATTTCCTCTTTGGATTTGTTCTCCTTTTCAATGTCGTTTTTCCCATTATGCACGGCGTTGATGATGAATGTTGAAACGCCAACAATCATCATAACGCAGGAAACAATCAACGACACGATGGATGTGTTCATTGCTTATTTCCTCCATCTGCGAATCCCTCGCCGACAATATACGCCACAACGGATCCCAACGACATGATTATGCCCGTGATAGAATCGGGGTTCGTCTTATCCGGGGATGTCATGTATATAACCATACCCGTGACAAACGCCGCGATGGCCAACCAAAACTTGCGTGATGTTAATTTCCTTTTCCAATCCATGTGTGTTCACCTCCTTAAATTTCGGTTTCTGTAACCTCTACTTTTAACGTGGTCCATTGCGCCATATACACCTTAACGGTAACATTGACAACGGAATCAATCGTCATACCACCCGTATTTGACTTAATACAAATACCACTAAACACAATTCCCATTGGCATCCAAAACGCCGAAGTGGCACGGATTTGTCCATATGCGCTTGATTGCCCTTTTAATTGAATCGCACACGATACATCAACACCCTCTAGAAGTGCGTTCAACATTTCGGTAACAATGTTAGATTCCGTATATGGTGACGGGATAGTTATTGTCGGCGTATCGCCTGCGTTTGACACCGTAATTGTTATTGGCGCATGGTTCGTCAATACATATGAACCTCCGCCCGGGTAAACCTTAACGAATTTTCCCGTATCATCATTCGTTATTGCGGGCAATATATATGGTTTCCTGCAATATGTAATTCCAATTTTTCCCTCACTACTTGAAGAAATAACATTATTGCCAACGATTGTGTTTTCTTCTATCGGTTCCAAATTGGTGGCAAAATATTGATATCTCGTTGTGTTGAACAATAATTGCAATTCTTT